CTACGAGGCGCGTAACGCGCGAACCGGGATCGGCTGTCTGGATGCCCGTTTCCGAAACGAACTCATAACCCAATTCGGTAAGTTCCGCAATACGGTTACCGTCATCATTAACCCAGCGCCGTTTCTGGCCATCACGAGAAGGCGCGTGGAGCTTCAGACCGAACCCGCCGACCTTCGAGCGGCGGCGGCGCTGTGTCGGCTTCGCGGCCTTAGGCTCGGCTGGCTTAGGGCCGGTCTTTGCGGGCTCGATCACGTCGGCGATAGCGATTGGAGTTGCCGGGGCTGCCCTGCGGCGGCGACGAACGGTCATGCCTTATATCCTTCCCAATCATGCGTGCGGGCGTAATAGGTGCGCGCCGCAGCAGCGTCCTTTTCCTTGTCGCCGGTAGATTTGATCCCGAGCAGGCCGCGGTCGATAAACCGCTGATACTGGCGCTGCGCTTCAGGAGGGAGATTGTCCCAGCTCTTCGACGAACCGCGTGGCCTTCCAGCAGTACCGCCCTCAACCGCGCTCGTCGGCTTCTGCCGCGCTGGTTTGCCATTCAGCTGCGGATATTTTTCCAGCGTGAGGTCGTGCACGAACGCGAAGAAGTCAGCCGGCGCCATCTCCTTGGTCTTGTCGATATGGCGATCGATCATCCGGTCGAAATAGAGACGCCCGTTGATTTCCAGTTCCGCGGCGTTGGCAAGATTGGCCCGATCATACCACGGGTTTTCCTCGCGGAACGTATCCAGCGCCTCTTCGGCCTCCCGCTTCAGCTCCTGCGGTGACTTGCTCTCAACCTCGACTGGCTTGAGGTCACCCATCTCCTTCATCGCGGCTCGCGCAGCCTGAAGATCTCCGCTTTCGACGGCCTCCTCGATCTTGCTTTCGAGCTCGGACTTGGCGCGCTCGTAAGCCCGCTTTTCAGCACCCTCGAAATGAGCCGTCGCGCGTTTCAGATCCTTCTTGATGCTATCGAGATCGCGCTTGAGGCGGGCATTCTGGGCCTTCAGCAGCGGCATCATCTCGTCGGCGCGCTTCATGAAGGTTTCGGCGTCCACCCAACGCGCTGGATCGCCCTTGAACTCCTCCTTCGAAGTCCACCCATGCTCACGAGCCTCGGCTTCGAAGTCGCGCTCCGCGGTTTCGGTAACGGTCTCGACCTGATCTTCGCCGGGAATCTCAGTCCCGGAATCGATCTTCAGTGCTGCACTCGCCATTTTACCCTCCCAATGCCTGTCGGCCTGTCAGCCAGCCCCAAGTTTTGCCGCGAGCGATATTGCTGACGGTTCCCGGCGTACTTCCGCAGATCCGAGCTATTTTCCGGTTTGAGCGCGTGCCGATGAGCTGATTAATCAAAAGCACATCTGTTAAGCGCAGCTTGGTTCTCCCAGACCGCTCGCCTCGGGGCTGCCCATTCCTGCCCTTCGCGTGCATATCAGCCATGTTGTCCAGCTGCGTTCCGGCAAACAGGTGATCCGGATTCACGCATGATGGATTGTCACAGCGATGGCATATCAACGCGCCAACCGGGATCGGGCCATTGAACCGCTCAAAAGAATATCGATGAGCCAGCATCATCTTGGCGTGGACGCGAAGATGGCCGTAGCCACCACCACCTTTGCCCGCGATCCAGTTCCAACAACCCGTTGCTGGATCAACCGAATAGCGAGCGTCAAAACGCTCTTCAGCAGTTTGAGACCGACTCACATCACTCTCCCTATGATGTCGTCGTCGTTCATCAGCCGATATTCCTTGCCGTCCTTGCCAGTCAGCATCACGCCGCCGTATTTCGAGATGACCACGCGATCGCCTGGCTGCGGCTTGGCGAATGCGGGAGAACGGCTCGCAGCCTCCTCCCATGCGTTTTCGCCCACGGCTACCAATGTCCCGTGCTGCATCGCGTACTTCTCGCGTTCCTTGTGCTGGTCGGGCAGGATGATGCCGCCAGCGGTCTTCACCTCGACCGGATCGGGGAGCACGAGCACGCGCAGATCCAGGGGCTGGATGCCGGAATGGTTCATGATGGCTCTTTCGTCTCCGCGACTCATTGGCCGTGTCCCTCGATTTCCTTGGCGAAACGGTGAGCAGCGGCATTGAACAGCAACGCTATCGTCGGCGCTGCGCTGTCAGTGCCGGATCCGAACACGTCCATCGTGTCGCCGAAGATCACCACTCCGCACGAGGTAACCTCTCCGAAGTCCCCAGCCTCGATCTGGTCGGCCAGATTGCGGAGGGATTTCACCGGCTCTCGGTAGTCTGGAACTGGGAAGTCGATGACGTTCAGCTCAGTCATCGCTCACCTCCACTCCCGCCATGTCGAGAACATCCTCATGCTTGAGGTCCGCCAAGTGGCCCAAGAGCACCGCCTGCGCCTGCTGCTCCGGGTTCAATGGCTGGCCCGCCGCCCATGCCTCCATCAGGTGCTGGCGGCGCTTCTGGAGCAGGTTCAGGAACTCCCGCGTCATGGGGCTGTCCTTCCACCGCTGGAACTCCTCCGGTTCCAAGATCGTCATCTACTGTCCCTCCCAATGCGGATGCTGCTGCTGTCAGGTTCGCCGCGTCGTTGAGCATTCCCAGACCGTATGAAATTTCGGCCGCCTGCATGGCCTGAAGCGCAGCGGTGGCATCCAACTGCCGGACCTTCGCCATCGTCTCGATCTTGGCCCGCGCTTCCTTCATCGCCTCCACAATCATCTTCGGATCGGGGGCGGGAGCTGGAACCTGAAGCATGGTCTTGGGATCGGACGTTCCCAGAACCTCCATGCGGCGTCGTCTCAATTCCACCTGGTTGATCAGCGGATCGCCGTTGAAGCTCGACCACTCAGCCTCGGAGCGAGCCAGCTTCTGCATGTCCGTGACCACACTGGGATCGCTGACCGGAACCACGTCCAGGTCGCTGTCATCATAATCCTCGCGGGCGATGCGCTGACCCTGATCCCCGTCGTTCAGCAGGAAATATTCCTCTTCGTCGAGATAATCCCGGTTGAGGGCGAAGAGGACGCGCAGCTCCTTGCCGAAGTCGCGATGAATGCGCTTGAAGATTCCGGTCATGACCTTGTGACCCTGTTCGATAAGGGCCAGCGTCGTGGTCGCCGGTTGGTTGGTCGTGCCCTCGCCGGTCATCACGTCCTGAACGGAGGTGATCTCCTTCGCGGCCTCGATCAGCATCCCCAACAGGTTGAACAGGACCGGCGACGGTCCCGGATGGTCGAGACGAAACACATTGTCCCTGAGCGGAGCGTTGTTCGTGACCTCGACCCGTTTCCACTCACCGATTCTGAACGGCATCGAGCCGCCGCGGATATTGATTCCCGAACCCAGAAATCCGCCGCCGGCATTCTGCAAGGTGGCGGCATCGAGCATCTGGTTGATGGCCGTATTGATCGGCTCGCCGATGTCCTCCAGCAGCCAACCGAACCCGATATCGTAGAACGAACCATCGGGAGCGGGGATGAAGGCATATTTGGTGAAATACTTCCGGCGCTCGATCGAGATGATCCTGCCGTTACCGGCCTTCACTCCATCAGGCGAGAAGCACGGCACCAGCCTCGCGACCTGCCCGTCCTTGGTCGTCGTGGCGATATAGGGTTCGGGATATCCATCCCCGTCCAGATCGATGAAGCGGTGCTGCTCGTAGAACTCAACCAGCGCATCCTCATCATTACCGGCCTCAGGCTCGGCACGAACCGCGACCTCGCGCCATAGGCCAGCCTGGATCTTCTCCTTCACCTCATGGGGATAGAAGCGGAGGCGATGCGTGTAGCGAGGAGCGGAATCGAGGCTCTTGGCCCAGTAGTTGATGATGAAGTCCTCGCCACTCACCAGCTCAGAGCAGTTGGAATTGGCGATGCTGTCGTAATAGGACTTGCGGAACGCGCAGCCGGTGATCGGAAGCTGAAGCAGGAGCCGGTCGGTCTCCTCCTCCCATCCGGGCATCCTGTACAGCAGCTGCCACGTCATGTGTGCGCCGATGCGCTCGGCACGCTCGTGCTTCGTCCCGTCAGGATCAGGACCAAGCACCCTTCCCTTGACCAGATTGGCGCCGTCAACGATCGCCGGATAGGCACGAGCCTGGAACTGGATCGCGGCAACGGTCAGCAGTGGGAACTTGACGTTCGACGCCTTGGGCCACGGGAAGTTCTTCGCCTCCCTTATCTGCATCGCCATGTCGAGCCATTTACGGTAGCGGCACAGCCATTCCTTGCGGCTCTCCTCATCGATCTCGACATCGCGAACGACACGCGAGCCGATCTCGTTGAGCTTCGAATCGTCAAGGAAGTCGGCGAGGTTGACGTTGGGCGTCAGGATTTCTTCGATGGTCAGGACTTCGAGCTTGCCGGGAAGCTCCCGCTCTTCGTCAGGGATGATCGGTTGCGTTGCCATCAGTAACCTCCGACAGCCGAGCGACCGGCATCGTCATATTCGTCCCAGCGCTCTTCCTCATCGACACCCGGATAGGCGGGGACGGCAAAGGTGAGCGCGAGGCCGTCTCCATCGTCGGGCGAGGCAAGCCCGCGGTCTTTCATGTGCTCCTTCTTCTCGAGAAGGATCTCGTCGCGGGCGTTGAACCCGTACTCGACGCCAATGAGGTCGTCGGCCAGTTCTTGGTCGTCGGGGATCATCCCGGTTGCCAGCCATTCGCGCATGATCGCCCACATCTCGGCGCGGCGGTTGGCCACTCTCACACCCTCGCCCAGCTTCACAGCCCCAAGCGGCTTGGAACCGAACTGCACCCCGACAACCGGAAGCTGCATTTGCCGCAACCTGTCCACGACACCAGCACCGACACCGCCCTCATCCACGCAGATGAACATCGGGCGATAGAGACGGTTGAGCTCGGCCAGCTTGCCAACGAGTTGCATCGTATCGACCTGGCTAAGCTTGATCGGAGCGATGGTCCGGGCATCCTTGCCGCGGCGGAAATAGATGGTCGTGCGGTCATCGCCGAACCGGGCAACGTCCACACCGATCACCAATGGATCGGACTTGTCGGAGAATACCTCGCGAGACCTGGCGCTGTTCACCAGCGTCGAGGAGATGAACTGCATCGATGACGCGGACGGGAACTGGCCCAGCACGCGCACCTTGGCGATGTCGCTGTCCTCGCCATAGGTATCGATGATCGATTGCAGATAGCTGGTATTCGTTCCCTCAACCGAGCGGCTGTCGATCTGGCGGCTGTTCCACAATGTACGATGCTTGCCGAAGCACTCACGGAAGCGGCCCGTGTTCTGCGTCGGGTTTCCGTAGGCGAGCCAGATGATCTCGGTATTGGCGTCGGTCAGCGCGCCTTCGGTGACTTCCCACACCTTGTCAGCGATCTTCGACGCCTCATCGAAGATGACGACAATGCGCTTGCCCAAGTTGTGGAGGCCGGCGAACGCCTCCGTGTTGTGCTCTGTCCATGTGGCGCTGTCCGCACGCCAGCTCTCCTCGTGGCCGGGAACGACCGAGAAGATGCCGGTCTTCGTGACCTTCCACCAATCGCGGGTGATCGAGAGATTGCGCCACTTGACGATTTCCGGCCACAGCTTAGTTCTGATCTGCGGCTCGGTGTTCGCGGTTACGACAACGCGGGTATCCTCGTGAGTATCGAGCGCCCAGCTGACAATCATGCCAATGTCAGCCGACTTACCAATGCCGTGGCCTGAAGCTGTCGCATCACGATATGGCGTGTGCCGCGTCAGCGGGTTGGCAAGATGGGCTCCGATGTCCTCAAGCTGGGCGCATTGCCATTCGCGAGGTCCATCGGATTCAGACAGTGGTGTGCCGTGCTGGCCCCACGGGAACGCATAGACCGCATAGCCGAGCGGATCATGGGTGAAGGATGCGATGTCCTCCGCCAGCATACGGAGCGCGTCAGGCTTCGTTGCCACTGTTCAGCTCTGAAACCTTGGAACGGCGTTCGGCGATGATTGCTGCAAGGTCTGACGTAATGCCGTGCTCAACATCGTGTTTGTCACGCCAGCTGTCGCCACGACGGTTCTTAAGCCAGAAGATGCCAGCAGTGACATCAGGAGCAATCTTCGCCCTGAACGGCGCATAGACAGGATCTTCAGCCCCACCAGGCATGAAGATCTTGACCTCTTCCTGCTCATAGCCAACCGCACGCTGGTACAGACTGCGCTCCACGCGCTCGTCAGCCACGTCTTTCCCAGTCTTTAGGGACTGACAAAAATCAGGATGGGTGTGCTTCCAACGGTAAACCGTGCGCACATCCACCTCGAAGAAGTCGGCGATTTCCTGATCGGTCGCACCGAGCGCGGCAAGCTTTTCAGCCTGTGCCGCAAACTCATCGCGATAGTCAGTCGGCCTCCCCCGCTCCATGCGATCAGCTCAGCCCTGCAATCGGGGCCAGCATCTTGATCGCGTAGATGACGAGAGCGACGATCACGATCACCTGGATGATCTGCTTTACAGTCGCGTCGATCGGGATCAGCTGGAGGAGGTATAGAACCGCGCCGATGATCGCCAGCGCTATGAGGAATTGGATCACTGCCGAGCCTCCTGACTATTTGCTCGGCTCTGCAATGTTCACATATTTCGTTGTCGGAACAGTGGTTATTAATTCAGGAGATCAGCGCGGCCTGAACGTCCAGATTACCAGCGCCGCAATAATCTGACACGCGAGAACGAAAACATACGCGGCAACGATTTCGCGAGAGAGCGGATCAAATGAACTCACGCGATGCGGCCCATTTCGCGTAGATCCCGCAATATGCGCTTGGCGCTAGAGCGGTCGTATAGTCCGCATCGCCTAACGAGTTGTCCTAACGTTACTCGCTCCCCGCTTGCCGCGAGGTCTGCCAGCTCCAGCAGCACCTGTCGTCTGCGGCGCGTCATCGTCAGCTTTGGCCTCCCACGAGACGCCATTACCTTCCTCCGAAATATAGCATGTAAATCAGCCACATAAGGCCGATGGGGCAGATCACGGCCGTGGCGAGGCCGAGCCACAGGAATGAGTTTCCATATGGATTGACCATGCGCATCCGGACCTCGTTCATGTCTGCCATCAGGCGCATGAGGTCGCGCTTCTGCTGTTCGGTCATTACCTTCCTCCGGTGGGTGAGATGGTTGAAATCATTGGGTTTTTCATTGAATTGGTGCTTCAACAAATCGCGATTGCCTGAAGTCGTATGTGACCTTCAC